ATCATCTTCAGCGTTTAATACGGGTTCAGCAGGTAATATGGTTTGGGATGATAACTATATTTATGTAAGAACTACTGCTGGTTGGAAAAGAGCTGCTTTAAGTACTTTCTAATCTATTAGGGCGTCCTTTTTTGATATTTATAACAAAAAAGCATGGCAAACATTCCTATTTGGCCCGGTTCATCTTCTTTCTTTCCTGGTGACACACCTTTTGGATTTTACGATTACGATCCTGATTTCCAAGTTGATGCTGACAAAGTAGCTAAATTCTGTGCTATTCGTTTAGGTTATCCTATTGAAAACGTTGAATTACAAGCCACAAATTTTTATACAGCTTTTGAAGAAGCTACCACCATTTACGGAAACGAATTATATGCTTATTTAGTTAGAGAAAACCTTTTAAATTTAGAAGGTTTACCTATTAATATTGCTTTTTTAAACAACACTCAAATTACCCCAAACTTAGGAAACGTTATTAGAGTTTCCCAACAATATGGAACCGAAGCAGGTGTAGGAGGAGATGTAAATTGGTATTCTGGATCTGTTGTATTAACAGGTTCCCAACAAGATTATGATTTAGATGTTTGGGCTGAAGCAAATGGAATCTCAGGAAGTAATTTAGAAATTAAAAGAGTATTTTACCAAGGTGTCCCAGCCTCAGCTGATTACTACTATGGTGGTGGTATTGGTTTAGGAGCAGGTTGGGGTTCATTCTTTGGTGGTTTAGGCGGAGTAGCAGGATACGGAGCTGGTGCTAATTTTCTTGTAACTCCTCTTTCATATAATGTTCAAGCCCTCCAAGAAGTAGAATTAGCAGGCGATATTCTATTATCTAAATTCAGCTTTGAACTAATCAATAATAAACTTAGAATATTCCCAGTACCAAACGAAGCCGACTCAGGTGTTCATTTTTGGTTTCAATACTTACTTAAGGATGAAAGATTATTTGATTCCTTAGCTACAGGTAGTGGTGACTTAGGAGCAGGATTAATTACTAACGTATCCAATGTCCCTTATACTAACCCAGTATATTCTCAAATTAACTCTATAGGTAGAGCTTGGATATTTGAAATGACATTAGCTATTTCCAAAGAAATGTTAGGATATGTTAGAGGTAAATACACTCAAATTCCTATCCCAGGTGCTGAAGTAACATTAAACCAACAAGATTTATTAGCATCAGCAACTGCTGGTAAAGAGGCTTTAATACAAAAATTAAGAGATTACTTTGACCAAACTTCTCGTCAAGCTTTACTTGAAAGAAGAGCAGCTGAAGCTGATTATTCACAAAATGAACTTAATAAAGTTCCAATGGTAATATATATTGGATAATGGCATTATACGGTGAGGCAAGAGATATAAGTATGTTTAGACACGTCAACCGCGAGTTGATGGGTAATATTATTTCTCAGCAATGTTCATTCTTCAAATTAAGATTAGGTCAAACCCAATTTAACATGTATGGGGAAGCCTCAGGTAACAAATTTTATGATGGTCCTATTCTTTTATATGCTTTAATAGAAAACCCTTCTCAAACTTGGAGTGCTGATGATATGGGAGTTAATTTTGATTTTACTCCTACATTTAGATTTTTAAGAGATGATCTTTTAAATAAACTTCAAGATTTTAATGAGGATAGCATTTACGGAGCTAATTTAGTTCCACAAGTAGGTGATATTATTTATTATCAAACGGCTTATTTTGAAGTAAATGCTACAAACGCCAATCAGTTCTTTGTAGGTAAAGACCCTGATTATCCTAATAGTGTTCAACCAACGGGGTGGAATCCTGGTTTGGAAAACTTTGGTTACAATACTTCAATTATTTGCAACACTCACTATGTGCCTGCTGATAAAGTTGGTATAACTAAAGAAAGAACATAATGGCTACCACTGGAAGAAAACCTATCCCAAAAACCCAAAAAGAGATCGCTAACGATCTTATATTTCCTTCGGATCCAAGATATGGTAATCCTAATGATTCTATACCTTCAAAAGCTAATAGGGGATACGATACTTCATTTAAAGATGACCCAACTAAACTTTATACAGTTGGTATTCAAGATATAGATGAAGCAGTATTATATTACTTTGAAAACATTATTCAACCTTACGTTATTCAAAACGGACAAAGAATATCAGTACCCATTATATATGGTTCACCTGAAAGATGGAAATCAGTTCAAAAAGATGGATATTATAAGGACAAAAATGGAGCTATAATGCTTCCACTTTTAATGTTTAAAAGAAATAATATTACTAAAGATAGAACTATTGGAAATAAATTAGATGCGAACCAACCATACAACTATGGTATTTTTGAGAAAAAATTTACTCCATCTAATGCTTATAGTCAATTCAATGTTTTAACTAATGCTATTCCTATTAAAACTTATTATGCTGTAGCTATCCCTGATTATGTAACTGTTACATACAGCTGTGTAGTTCAAACATATTACGTTGAGCAGATGAATAAAATAGTTGAAGCTATTAACTACGCTTCAGATTCATATTGGGGTAATCCTGAACGTTTTAAGTTTAGAGCCCGTATTGATTCGTTTAATACTATCCAAGAAATCCCTACTAACGGTGAAAGAGTAGTTAAGAGTACTTTTGATATAGTTTTAAGAGGATATATTGTTCCTGAAGTTATACAAAAAGATATTACCCAAACTTTATCTAAATTTAGAGAAAAATCTAAACTAATAATTAATTTAGAAACCACTACAAATCTAAATGATTTGAGAGGATAAGATATATTTATTGTAAACGTAATAGCATAAAATGGCCAGAGCAAGATTTTTAGACCAAGTATCATTAGGACCTTCTAATGTATCCAGTCCAGCTAATATAGTAGTTCAACAGACTGGGTCGGTTGTTGGAGTTGTTGATACTTTAAATTTTACAGGCTCTGGAGTAGAAAGCATAAGCTTAACTGGATCTATTGCTACTATATATCTTTCTGGTGGATCCGGATCAGCAGGTCCACAAGGACCTTCAGGCTCTGAAGGACCTCAAGGTGCTTCAGGCTCAATTGGCCCTTCAGGTTCTCAAGGTGCGGCAGGTGCTTCAAGTGCTTTAGCATATTGGTTGTATAGTGATGATACCACTATGAATGACCCAGGTACTGGTTTCTTTAAATTAAATCAACCATGGTCATTCTCAACAACCCAAATTTCTATAGACGATGTTTCAAATAGTCCATCAGTAAATTTTGGTACTTATTTAGATAGCTTAACAAGTGGGAGTATTATTAAGTTAGAAGCAACTTTAGATTCTACTATATATAAATTTTTACAGATTACAAGTGTTGTCCCTTACCAAACTGGATATGAGGTATTCTCAGTAACTCAGTTAGGATCTAATGGTACGCCTTCTGTTAGTGAATCATTTGCATTCAGCTTCCCAGCTTCTTCTAATATTGTAAACCCTTTCCCATATACAGGATCAGCAGGTATAACAGGATCATTAGCTGTTGTAGGTCCTATAGTAATTACAGGTTCATCTTTAACTTCACCTTTCTTAATTAACATTCCTGATGGTAATGGAGATGAAGAAAAAGTAAAAGTAAACGAAGAAGGAACTTTAGTATTAGGAAAATTAAATACAGCTCCAACTGCTGTAAGTGGTGGTATATTTTATTCTGCTTCTAACGAATTTTTCTTTGGATTTGATTAATTTTGTTAAAAAATGATATATTTATCATTGATATAAACTTAATAGATAATTGGTTGTGTTAACAATTAAAATATTTTTATAATAATATGGCAACATGGAAAAAAGTCATAGTTAGTGGTAGTAATGTATCACAACTTGCAAACGACGCCAATTATCTTGTAAATGCCCAATCAGGAGCTACCCTAACCGGTTCTTTCACTGGTTCATTTGCTGGTGATGGTAGCGGTTTAACAAACGTTCCTGCCTCCGGTATTGTATTATCTCCATTAACCGGTGGTTTAGGTATTGTACCTTTTGGATACTCAGGTTCAACAGCTGAAGCAGTAGTTTTAGACACAGCTTCTGCTCACTTTACTTCAGGTGTAAGAGGCAAAATCTCAGTTTCTGATACTACAGGCCCAGGTGGGATTAATTTAGATTATAATTCATCTACAGGTGCTATTTCAGGTAGTTTACTTACTTCTTCATTTACACTTGGTTCAACTTCAATTGATTTAGGTGATACAACTACTTCAGTAGCAGGTTTAACTTTAACTGGAGCTACAGTTACAGGTTCATTCAGTGGTTCATTTGTTGGTACTACAGACTTACCTGACTTAACTGCTGGTATTGGTTTAAGCGGTGGAACTTATGATGGTTCAGCTGTTAGAACCTTCGCAGTATCTGCTTCAGGCACTACATTAACTGTTGATGCCAACGGTGTAAAAGTTGCTACTGGTGGTATTACCAGCAACGAACTTTCAGCCAGTTCAGTTATTACTTCTAAAATTGGAACTGCTCAAGTAACTAATGAAAAATTAGCCAACCCAACTACATTAGTAGGTTCGACTACATTAACTTTAGGTGCTACTGCTTCTTCAATAACTGGTTTAACTTTAGTAAACACAGTAGGTTCAGGTTCATTTAGTGGTTCATTCTTTGGTGACGGTAGTGGTTTAACTAACCTTGTTAGTGACTTAAACTTCTCAGGTTCAACTGGTAATGGTACTGTTGATCTAAAAACTCAAGATCTTACAATTGCTGGTACAGCTAATGAAATTGAAACCTCAGCTGCAGGTCAAACCTTAACAATTGGTTTACCTAATGATGTAACAATTCAACAAGACTTAACTGTTTCAAGAAACTTAACAGTATTAGGCACTGCTTCGTTCCAAAACACAACTAACTTAGATGTAGCTGACCGCTTTATCTTAATGGCCTCTGGTTCTAACACAGGAGGTGATGGTGGTATTGTAATTCAACAAGGTACTCAAGGTATTGGTGAATCTTTTGGATATGACAATGCTGTAACTCGTTGGGGTGTAACTGGTTCATTTGATGGTTCACAAGCTACATTTACACCAGATGCATTTATGGCTACTGTTTGGTTCTCAGGCAGTGAAAATACTCCAGCAAATGCCCCAGCAAGATATAGTGCTAAAGGTAATATTTTCGTAGGAGCTAATGAAGACATTTACATTTACTCTTAATAAATTATTAAAACAATCTTTTTCATTTAATTATGGGTTTTGAAGCAAAAAACATGGTAACCCCTTCAGGAAATAAAACTGAGGGGGTTACTGCTTCTAAAGATAAGTTAGAATTATCTAAACAAGAAGTAGAGCTTTTATTACAAATTATAAGAAATTCAACTTTTAATGGATCTGCTATTGAAAGCATGTACCATCTAACCTACAAACTTCAGTTATATTATAATAAATTAAATAAATAAATATGTTTTCTATCGAAGAATTATCGGTTATACGCCAAGGTCTTGATTTAGTCACGATAACGGGGGCAAGTGCAAGAAAAATGATTGAACTACAGAATAAAGTTGAAGTAGCTTTAGAAAAAGAAATTCAAAAGCGAGATAAAGAACTTGAAAAAATAGTTAACAAGTAATATTTTTCCCCATATTTATCATTGATATTATAGGTCCGCAAGGAAGTGGGCAGGCACTTTACCTGTAACCAAACCATAATAGAACTTGAAATATGCCTAATTGGAAAAAAGTAATAGTCTCGGGAAGTGATGCTTCCTTAAATAGTTTAAATATAACAAATGCCATTACGGCTTCGGGATTAGACATATCTGGTTCTACTATTTACTTTGACCTTACACAATCAGTCACCCCAAATTTTGTAATCACTTATGATACTGGCTCAGGCCAAGTAAAATATGCACCTGTAGCTTCAGGCTCTTCAGGTGATCAAGGTATTGTTGGTCCACAGGGACCACAAGGTGTTCAGGGTGCTCAAGGTGCCCAAGGAACTCAAGGTGCAGCTGGTGCTCAAGGAAGACAAGGTGCACAAGGTACTCAAGGTCCACAAGGATTTGCAGGTGCTCAAGGAACACAAGGTGCTCAAGGTATTCAAGGTGCTATTGGTGTTATTGGGGCACAAGGTGCTCAAGGTGCACAAGGTTTTCAAGGTGTTCAAGGTGTTATAGGTGCTCAAGGTACCCAAGGAGCTCAAGGTAAACAGGGAGCTGTTGGTGTAATTGGTGCCCAAGGAACACAAGGAGCACAAGGCCAACAAGGTGTACAAGGTGTTATTGGTGCTCAAGGAACTCAAGGAGCACAAGGTAAACAAGGCGCTATAGGCGTTATTGGTGCTCAAGGTACTATAGGCGCCCAAGGTGCTCAAGGAGCACAAGGTGCTCAAGGACCACAAGGTGTTCAAGGTGCCCAAGGTAAACAAGGCGCCATAGGTGTTATTGGTGCTCAAGGAACACAGGGTGCACAAGGTGTACAAGGTGTTCAAGGCGTTATTGGTGTTCAAGGTGCTCAAGGTGCCCAAGGTAAACAGGGCGCTATTGGTATTATTGGTGCACAGGGCCAACAAGGTGCCCAAGGTGCTCAAGGAGCACAAGGTGCTGTAGGTGCTCAAGGAGCACAAGGTGCTCAAGGTCAACAGGGTGTTCAAGGTGTTATTGGAGTACAAGGAGCACAAGGTGCACAAGGTAAACAAGGCGCTATAGGCGTTATTGGTGCTCAAGGTACTATAGGCGCCCAAGGTGCTCAAGGAGCACAAGGTGCTCAAGGACCACAAGGTGTTCAAGGTGCACAAGGTAAACAAGGCGCTATAGGCGTTATTGGTGTTCAAGGAACACAAGGTGCCCAAGGCCAACAGGGAGTACAGGGTGTTATAGGTGTTCAAGGTGCCCAAGGTGCCCAAGGTCAACAGGGCGCTATTGGTGTAATTGGTGTTCAAGGTCAACAAGGCGCTCAAGGTGCCCAAGGAACTCAAGGTGCTGTAGGTGCTCAAGGTGCTCAAGGTATTCAAGGTAAACAAGGTGCTGTAGGTGTTATTGGTGCCCAAGGAACACAGGGTGCTCAAGGTGTACAAGGTGTCCAAGGCGTTATTGGTGTTCAAGGAACACAAGGTGCCCAAGGTAAACAGGGCGCCATTGGTGTTATAGGTGCTCAAGGCCAACAAGGTGCTCAAGGAGCACAAGGTGTTCAAGGTGTTGTTGGTGCTCAAGGTACCCAAGGTGCCCAAGGTAAACAAGGTGCTATAGGTGTTATAGGTGCCCAAGGAACTCAAGGTGCCCAAGGTCAACAAGGTGTTCAAGGTGTTATCGGTGCCCAAGGAACACAAGGAGCACAAGGTAAACAGGGTGCAATCGGTGTAATCGGAGCACAAGGTCAACAAGGTGCTCAAGGAGCACAAGGTCAACAAGGTGTTCAGGGTGCTATAGGTGCCCAAGGTGCCCAAGGTCAACAGGGTGCCCAAGGTGCAATAGGTGCACAAGGACAACAAGGTACCCAAGGTGCTCAAGGTAAACAGGGCGCTATTGGTACTATTGGAGCACAAGGTGCTCAAGGTGTTCAAGGAACTCAAGGATCAATAGGTGCACAAGGACAGCAGGGCGCTCAAGGTGCCCAAGGCACCCAGGGTGCTGCTGGTGTTCAGGGTGTAGCAGGTGTTCAAGGTGCTCAAGGTGCTCAAGGAGCAGTAGGTGCACAAGGACGGCAGGGTGCTCAAGGCGCTCAAGGTGTTCAGGGTGCTATAGGTGTTATAGGAGCCCAAGGCCAACAAGGTGCTCAAGGAGCACAAGGTGTTCAAGGTGTCGTAGGTGCCCAAGGAACACAAGGAGCTCAAGGTCAACAAGGCGCTATCGGTGTAATTGGTGCACAAGGAACTCAAGGTGCTCAAGGTCAACAAGGTGTTCAAGGCGTTATAGGTGCACAAGGAACACAAGGAGCTCAAGGTAAACAAGGCGCTATTGGTGTTATTGGTGCACAAGGTACCCAAGGTGCTCAAGGCCAACAAGGTGTACAAGGTGTTATTGGCGCGCAAGGAACACAAGGAGCACAAGGTAAACAAGGTGCTATTGGTGTAATTGGTGCACAAGGAACTCAAGGTGCCCAAGGTCAACAAGGTGTACAAGGTGTTATTGGCGCGCAAGGAACACAAGGAGCTCAAGGTAAACAAGGCGCAATCGGTGTAATAGGAGTACAAGGAACTCAAGGAGCACAAGGCCAACAAGGTGTTCAAGGTGTTGTAGGTGCACAAGGTGTCCAAGGTGCTCAAGGTCAACAAGGCGCTATCGGTGCAATTGGTGCACAAGGAACTCAAGGTGCTCAAGGAACTCAAGGTGTTGTTGGAGCACAAGGTGTTCAAGGAGCACAAGGTAAACAAGGTGCTATTGGTACGATCGGTGCTCAAGGAACTCAAGGAGCACAAGGCCAACAAGGTGTTCAAGGTGTTGTAGGTGCACAAGGTGTCCAAGGTGCTCAAGGTCAACAAGGCGCTATCGGTGTAATTGGTGCTCAAGGAACACAAGGTGCTCAAGGTGCTCAAGGAACTCAAGGCATTGTAGGTGCCCAGGGTACACAAGGTGCCCAAGGTAAACAAGGCGCAATCGGTGTAATAGGAGCACAAGGAACACAAGGAGCACAAGGTGTACAAGGTGTCCAAGGCGTTATTGGTGTTCAAGGAACACAAGGTGCCCAGGGTAAACAGGGTGCTATAGGTGTTATTGGTGCCCAAGGAACTCAAGGTGCTCAAGGAACTCAAGGCGTTATTGGTGTTCAAGGAACCCAAGGTGCTCAAGGAGCACAAGGCGCTATCGGTGTTATAGGTGCTCAAGGAACACAGGGTGCACAAGGTCAACAAGGTGTACAAGGTGTTGTAGGTGCCCAAGGAACACAAGGAGCTCAAGGTAAACAGGGAGCTGTAGGTTCAATTGGTGCACAAGGAACTCAAGGTGCTCAAGGCCAACAAGGTGTTCAAGGTGTCGTAGGTGCACAAGGAACCCAAGGTGCCCAAGGTAAACAGGGTGCTATAGGCGTTATTGGTGCTCAAGGTACCCAAGGTGCACAGGGTGTACAGGGTGTTCAAGGTGTTATTGGTGTTCAAGGTACCCAAGGTGCTCAAGGAGCACAAGGCGCTATCGGTGTAATTGGTGCACAAGGAACTCAAGGTGCTCAAGGAACTCAAGGTGTAGTTGGTGCTCAAGGAACACAAGGTGCCCAAGGTAAACAGGGCGCAATTGGTGCAATCGGAGCACAAGGAACTCAAGGTGCACAAGGTGTACAAGGTGTCCAAGGTGTTATTGGTGTTCAAGGCACCCAAGGAGCTCAAGGTAAACAGGGAGCTGTAGGTTCAATTGGTGCCCAAGGAACTCAAGGC